GATGGTAAGAAACTATAATAAATGCTTAATATTATTGGTTTTTAGGTCTTACCCCCACTTAAAATTACTTGGGGTAATGAGGTAAGAAAATTTTTTAAGGCTTGAAAGTGATGTTTTCTTTATGCGATTATTTTTTTATTGTTGCTTTTTTTATCGTTGAAAGTTGAAAATTATTTTTCACAAGTTTTTATGTTTTTTAACTTTTTTGCCTTGATTATATTTATCTTTTTAAAAAAAATAGTTTTGCTTTCAAATATGTATTATTAGTATATACATGTTTGAGAGTATTAACCGCTTGTTAAAAATTGCGCGCTTCAAAATCCGTTTTAACAGGTTTGAAATGGTTTGTTATATGTTTTTTGACCCCAATTCTTTGTATTACATAATCTTTATTATCGGTATAATTCTTAATGATAGAAAATATTTACTAAAATACCATAAAACAGCGCTTTTTATTTAGAACAATTGTTATATATCTAAAAACATATAAACGGTGTAAGTCTTTGTGCAACAAGGCTTTTAGTTGTTTGTCTCGGTATGTAAAAATGGAATGCAAAAACGTGAACAGTTTATTAAAGAAAAAATGCCGAAATGCTAAGGGGCCCCCTTGTTTTTACCCCTATAGCGACCCCGTGGCCCCGTGACCGTTTATCAGGTGGCCCCCCCTCTGTTTTTTATAACCATGCTATTTTTAGAACAAAAGTAGGTTGGGGACTTAATAAAAAACACCACCAAAAAAATTTAAACTTTAATATCACGCTAATGAACGTAACTCAAAGAAACTTAAAAAAATATTGATAAGTTTTTTAAAAAGTTTAATAATGAAAATAAAAGTATAATTTTGTCGAACACAAAAAATTAGGAGATCTCAAAATGACAAGTACGAAAAATAATGGTGTAAAATACACTTTTGCCGGACAATATTACACAGGCAACAAAGAACAATCCGAGCAAGTGAAAGACTATGAATTACAAGTAGTTTTTCCACAAGTGTATCCAAACGCCCTATCAATTTTTAAAACCAACCTTATCAAACAATGCGGTAGTATATATCACATGATGAAAAAGAAGTATCCAAACTTTAAAGCTGTCAGAACTTATGCTGTTACTAATATTGAAGACTTAAGCGGTAAAGAAATAAACACCCGTAGCATTGCTACTATGAATACAAAACAACTTATTAAGTACATAGAAAATAATGAGTTGGAGATTGATGCACAAGTTTATGAGGGGAATATTACAGGGCTTCGCAATGTAGTTATCCTAGCAAAAGAAGAGCCTGAAAAATTTAAGGAAGTATACGCGGCTGATGTTCAGCAATACGAGTTTAATAAACAAATTAATGAGTTAAACAATGTTCAAAGTACAGATAAAACGGGTAAACCCTTGGACGATACATCAAAAAATAACGGAAAAGAAAAAGACATTGACGATTTATTAAGTGAGGCCAATCAAGTTGGGGAATAATGTACCTATACAAGCAACGTCCATAAAATGGGTGAATGGTGTACCGGAGCCCTTTGTTAAAAGTATCAATCCGACTTCGATAAAAACACTTGCTACAACAGCGTTGTCAATGCCGTATCAAGGTGAATATAGTTCTGAGCTTGATACGTTCATCATGGAACCAAGATTCGAAGGCATGACTAATGCAGAGGTTATGTGGATAAGGACAGCAGAAAAAGCCGCTGCCGGCGATTTAGCCGCTACAAATCTCATATTGGATAGGGTTTTAGGAAAACCAAAACAAAGCGTTGAAAGCATGTCAATGACCATGACATACCCGGAATTTTTAGAACACCTAGCAAAACAAGAGGGTGATAAGTAATGGCCGAGTTAAGTCAAACAGCTATAAGGTTAAATGAGAGATTAACAAAGGACTTTCCTTTTTTTGCTAAAAATTGCTTGAAAGTTTTAAACAAAGCCGGTCAATTAGTACCATTTGAGCTAAACGAGGCTCAAAAGCGTGTGCACACCCATGCGGAAGATATGTTGCGTAGAATCGGTAGAGTTCGTTTACTTGTTCCTAAAGCAAGACAGGGCGGTGTTAGTACATATACCTCGGGTAGATTTTACCATAAAAACAACCGTACGCCTAACCGTATGACCTTTATTCTTTCACATCAAGCAAAAACAACGGATAAGCTATTTGATATGGCGGACAGATACCATGAAAATTGTCCGGAGGCGGTACGTCCTAAAGTTCTAGTGGATAACTCCAGACAATTGGTGTTTGAAAATGGTAGTGAGTATGCCGTAGGTACCGCGGGCAGTGGTGATGTAGGGCGTGGTTTTACAATCCATCAATTGCATTTATCAGAGGCAGCATTTTTTGAGAATACTGACGATTTAGACACGGGTATCTTACAGGCGGTATCTGATGAACCCGGAACAGAAATTATTGTCGAGTCAACCGGTAATGGAATAGGCAATTGGTTTTACAGGGCTTGTATGGATGCGTTAAAAGGTATAGGTGATTATGAGCTTGAATTTATCCCTTGGTTTGTTATGCCAGAATATAGAAGAGAATTACCGGAGAATTTTGTTATTACGCCAGATGAACAGGACTACAAAGAACTTTATAACCTAGACGACCAACAGATTTATTGGCGTAGAAAAAAGATTGAAACATTAAAAAGTGAATGGAAGTTTAAACAGGAATATCCTGCAAATATTGACGAATGTTTTCAAACTTCCGGCGATCCATTAATCAATACTGAAAAGGCTATGGCAGCGCGTAAGTGCAAAATGGCTATGAACCCACAAGCCCCATTGATTATGGGTATAGATCCTAAAGGTAGTGGTAAAGATGATGCGGGGATAGTTTTCAGACGTGGTGATGTTATCCCCGGTTATAAATTGTATTTAGGGGAAATGGACCCTATGCGATTTGCGGGAATTTGCCAAAATCTTATCGACACAATGAAAGTTGATAAGGCGTTTATTGATAACGGCTATGGCTATGCTATTGCACGTCGTATGTGGGAGAACGGTTATAGGGATATTGTACAAACGGTAGATTTTTCAGAGGGGGCTTTAGAACCGGATAGATTTTTAAATAAACGTGCGGAAATGGCAGTCTCATATAAGGAGTGGTTTGAGGATGGTAATGTATCTATTCCCCATGAAGTAGAGACATCAAACGGAAAAATAAAACTCGTTCCAAAGGATGATATAAGAAAAGCTATAGGACGTTCTCCTACATTGTTTGATGCGGCGATATTAACATTTGCGTATCCTGTACGCAAAGCCAATGTGTATACTAAAGAAAGATTTAAAAAATCAAATATAGCGCATAAAGGCCCATTAAAAACGATAAACAAAACGAGAAATAGTAGAATGAAAGGTAAAGAGGAGGTTTCAGTATGGCACCCTTAATTCCAATATTTGTAGCGATAGGGTCGGCAGTCGGAGCATCGGCGGGCACGGCAGCTGTTGTAGGTGGGGCTGTTACAGCATTGGCAGTCGGTGGTGTCGCGGCAGGCACGGCAGCAGTAGCACACTCAATGGGAAAAGCTTCAGGGGCTAAAAAAGCAGCAAATTCAATGATGGCCCAACAACAACCACAACAAGATTTAAGCGAGAAGGCTAGTCTGGACAAAGCCGGTGAAACAGGCACGGGGGCTACGCGTTCACAAGCTTTGTATACAAACAGTTCCTCTGGCATTCTTGGTAATGCCTCAATTGGTCGTAGACAACTACTTGCAACATAGGGGTTATTATGGCAGGATCACGAATTAATAATATTTTTCAAAGGTTTAAAGTTTTAAAAAATAATAAACAAAGTCTTACGTCTTTGTTTTCTTTGATAAGTGAATACGTTTATAATAGAAAGTATGACAGATATGGTGTACCAAATTCCGGAATATTTGCTGATGGGGATATTTATGATAACACCGCACAACGAGCAAATGGTATTATGGCTAATGTTATGGTTAATAATATTTGGCCTAATGGGCCTAGAACATTTTCTTTGGGAAGAACTTGGGACACACCCGATACGGAAGAAGTTAAAAATTATTTTTCTTATGTAAATCAACAAATGTATTCTGTTATGGATAATACAAAAGCCGGGTTGCAAACCGCCCTGGATGAATACATGTTAGATCAAGGGTCATTTGCTACAAGCGGTATTTATGTAAAAGAAAAAGAAGATGATAGAGCGGTTCCCGTAAGATATGAAGCTTGGAGCATAAAGGGGCGATATATTGATGAAAGCCCTGATGGGAATATAGATACTATTTTTTCAGAAATATCCATGTCTGTAAGAAACGCGGTAAAGGTTTACGGATATGAAAACTTATCGGCCAAAGCCCGAAAAGATTTTGACAATGGTGATATTGAAAATAATATAAAGATCTTGCACGTTATTGAGCCACGTTTGGAAAGAGACAAAAGCAAAAAGGGTGTAAAAGATATGCCTATAGCCTCTATTCATATTGAGATAGAAACACGTAAGATTTTAAAAGAAAGCGGGATGGAAGAAATGCCAGTATTTATGGGGCGATTTTCTAAAGTTCCCGGGGAAATTTACGGACGGTCACCTGCTATGGTTGCAATGGCTGACATCCTTGAGATTAACGCAGTACGCGAGGCTATATCCATTGCTACTGAAAAACAGCTTGACCCACCATTGGCTTTGTATGATGATGGGGCGTTGGGTGCCGGAACAATAGATACAAGTGCTGGAGCATTAAACGTTTTTTCTGTTACGGGAAGACTCAATGTAGGGAAACCTATAGAACCACTTTATACAGTAGGAGAATTACAAAGTTCTTACACCCATATTGATACATTAAAGGAAACAATTAATAATCATTTTTACTTAGATAGACTTTTAGATTTTAACAATGAAACTCGTATGACATTAGGTGAAGCGCAATTAAGAAATGCATTACGCGGACAATCTTTAGGTGCTTTTTATGCCAGACAAGAAAATGAAGTTATTACACCAATGATTGAACGGACTTTTAATATTCTTTTAAAACGTGGTCGCTTAGGTGTATTATCTGGAAGCCAAGAGGAAATTGAGCAGCTTAAGCGCGGTGCTCAACCTGTTTACATACCAGAAGCCCTTGCCCAAAGAATGATAAACGGTGAGGATTTTTATGAAATAACATATCTATCACCTGCAAAAAGGACAATGCAATCAGAGGAACTTAGAGGCATAATTGAAACGGCTAACTTTGCGGTACAAGTTGCTCCTGCAAGTCCGGAAATTATCGACAATATCGACTTTGATAAGTTGATAGCTCGTGTTGCGAAATTGAGCGGAGCACCTATGGAACTTATTAAGGATAGCGATACTGTTAAGAAAATTAGAGATGCAAGAGCTAAACAACAAGAAGAGATAGCTAAAATGGAACAAGCAAGACAACAAAGCGAAATAGGGCGCAACGTTGCTCAAATGAATGCTATGCAAAAACAGGAGGCGGCATAATGACAGAGGGAAAAACGACAAGTAAGCAAAGTGCGGAGGAAATTGCGAAAAAGTTAAGAGCCGAGTTAAGGGCAAATTTTGACGCAGTAGCGAAAACCCCGGAGGGCAAGAAAGTCCTACGTTGGATTATGGACTATAGCGGGTATGGAAAAACAAGTATGATAATGAACCCGACAACATGTGAGATTAATACTGTGGGTGTGGTTTATAATGAAGCACGTAAGGACGTATACTATGCTATACGACGTTTATTAAGCCCTGATTTTGTAAACGAAATTGAGAAAATGGAGGAATAAAGACAATGAAAAAATTTAGACTTAACGGAATTGGTCCATGTTATTTAGTGGGCGACGGGCAAGGCGATCTACAGGGCGGAGCTGGTGGAACTGGGGACAGTACAGGCGGACAGAGTAATTTACAAGGTGGTAATGCTGATTTTAATTTTGAAGAATTTAAGTCAACTTACGGTAAGAACTATGCTGATAAAGGCTTTATGCAAGAATTGACAACACCAGAAAAGATGTTTGAAAAAATTGATAACATGGAGTCCTTAATTGGAAAAAAGTCATTTGTACCGGGTGAGGGTGCAACTGAACAGGACTGGAACGATTATAGGGATAGAGTTGGGATTAAATCTACAGACGATTATGTTCTTGATAATTCAGATTTACCAGATAACGTTAAAAACTTGCATAATGATGAAATACAGGGTAAAGTTAAGCAGATGTTTTACGATGCTGGTCTAACCCCACAACAGGCAAAAATTATTAATTCTCGATATGACCAAATTATGACAGAGGCTCATAAAGACGTAATGGAACAATACGCGGCCCAACAAAAACAGGCCCAATTGTCTGATGAGGAATTTGATAATTTAGCGAAAGAAACTTGGGGACAAGAACGTGACAACGTTATTAATGTTGCAAAGTCTTTAATACAGGAATTTACACCACCAAACCTTAAAGAGGCCATGACTACAATGGATAATAAGAGTCTAACTATTATGGCAAGTGTACTTAAAGGTGTTTCAGATAAATACATTTCGCAAGATGATTTAGATGTGCTTAAAGGTAACAATACTAATAATCCTGAATCATTAAGAGAAGAGGCACAAAAAGAACTAGCAAAACTATCACAAATGAGCCAATTTGATAAAGGCTATGCAGCACAACAGCAAAAAGTAAATGACCTTTATGGGGCATTATCAAAAAATAAAAAATAAATTTTTATCTCTATTTACGCTTATAAAGCCTAATCAATGAAACTTTGAATAATTTTACAAATACTTGACGTACTTGAAAAAAAGTTAAATAATTAGGTTGTAAGGGTAGCCTGTTTTAAGGGTCCTTACGATAATACTAAAGTATTCGGTTTAATAAGCCGTATAATTTATAGGTTTCGTCCGTTAATGGGTAGCGTTGCCGATTGTCGAACACAAATTATAATGAGGAAATTAAAAAATGAGTAGAGTAGATGAAGCGTTAATAACGCAATTTACCGATATCTGTCATCAGCAATCGCAACAGATTAAGGCCCGATTAAGACCGTATGTTAATGTTATCCCAATTAAAGGGGATGTAGCAACTTATGACGGCGTTGGTACTGTTGAAGCTAGAGAAATTTTAGGTCGAATTCAACCGGTCCAATTTACAGATGTTGAACATTATAGACGTAAAATCAGTCGCCGAAGATTTGAAGTTACCATCCCTGTTGATAGTTCGGATGTAAGAGGTATGCTTACTGACCCACACTCAAAATATGCGCAAGCAATCGTAATGGGTGTTGAGAGACGTTTTGACCGTTTATGTTTAGAGGCTGCCTTTGCCGATGTTTGGGTAGGTCGTGAGTTTGATAAGAAACTTACTGCCGCAGAAGACGGTGTTTTAACAGTAGATGCAACCTCGGGTTTAACTTATGAAAAATTACTCGAAATTAAACAAAACTTTATAGATGCTGATGTTGGTAATGACATGCCAGAAAAATTTTTCTTGGGCATTGCAGGTGATGAACACACAGACATGATGAATGAAACCAAGTTAATTAGCGGTGATTATTCAAGACAGTATGTAATTGATAAAGGTGAAATTCAAAATGCGCTAGGTTTTGATATTATCAAGTATGCAGGTAAGGCTAAAAAGCCAATGCTTAAAGTGGATAGTTCCGGTAATAGAGAATGTATCGCCGCCTCTACGAGAGGGATTGTGGTTGGTGTAAGCCTATCGCCTAAGATGTCGGTTGATAATAGACCGGATTACTATGAAACAGACCAGATTCAAATGATTGTTGAAATGGGTGCTGTTCGTACAGAGGGCTGTTTGGTACAAAAGGTCAAAACTACTGCGGCTGCTTAAGTCGCTTTAGTTTTAAATAAAGGCATAGGAGATATTAAAAAATGACTGATATTTATGATAATTACGCAAATGAGGAGTTATCGGCAGGTAAGGCTACGGAAGCCGTAAATGTTAGCGGTAATAAAGTTGTTCACATGCTTCAAACAATAGCAATAGACCCGTCACATGGAGCAGGTGCGGTATATAGACTTTTTAGAATCGGTGCAAATATGATACCGTTGGATATTAAAGTTCTTTGTAGTGCTGTTACAGGAGCCGCTGATTGTGATATAGGTTTATATGAAGAGGGAGTTAAGGGGAAGGCATTAGATGCGGATATTCTGGCTGATGGTTTAACCCTTGCAACTGCCACAGGTATTACATCACCCCTCAACGGTTTGAAGTCTTTATCTCTTGATAATGTAGGCAAACGAATATATGAGTTAGCGGGGCATTCAAGAAACAAAAAAGATACAGGATATGATGTTTGCCTTACTGCAAATAGTGCTGCAACAGCGGCCGGAAAGGCTGTTGTAATAGCAACATTTGTTCAAGGATAATCGCGTTAAAACTTAAAGAAGTATAGATAATATATGAAATGGGCGTGTAATCCACGCCCTATTTGTAAATAGGTAGGTACATGTCAAAAACACCGGTGGACATCTGTAATAAAGCGTTAGACTTGTTAGGACAAGTCGCTGATATAGGAAATATTGAAACACCGACGACAGATAATGAAAAGATTTGTGCAAGGTGGTATGGTGATACACTCGGTTTTTTACTACGTAGGTATATGTGGAATTTTGCTGTTTGGTGTACGGAGTTACCAAAGGACTTAGTCGTTAAATATTATGAGTATTCTGATGCCTTTAAATTACCATCCGATTTCGTGCGACTTGTTTCTATTAATGGTAATAGGGCACTTAACATTATAGATTATAAACTGGCTGGCGGTTATATTTTTCTTAACGGTTATGGGGATTCGATTAGTTTTGAGTATATAAGACTTATTAGAGATGTAACGGCTTATGATGATGGGTTTAAACAATTATTAACTTTATATCTTGCTGCAAACATGGCTTTTAGATTTACTAACAAGCAGACTGTTGTAGAACGATTATACAAGTTAATAGAAATTGAAGAAGCTAAAATTATTTCTATTGACGGACAAGAGCAACCGCCTATACGTATTCAATACTCAAAATACAGAAGAGCAAGACAAGGGTTCTCTATAAATAGGGACTTTATGACACGTCCGGTGAAATTTGTATCGGAGGATGAAGATGCCTCTAGTTAATGATACAAAAAGAAATTTTGCAGGTGGTGAACTTAGTGTTTCAGTTGCTGCTAGAGGTGACATCAAGGTTTATTCTAATGGTTGTGAACGTATAGAAAATTTTCTGCCGGAAACAGTCGGACCAATTAAATATCGTACAGGTACTAAATTTTGTAATCCTACCAGACGTAATGCCGTAGCTAGGTTTATACCATTTCAGTTTTCCGACAAACAAGCGTATCTAATTGAAGTTACCCCCGGTTGGTTTAGATTTTATAAAGATAATGGTGTTATTGTTGAAGAAGTAAAAGACAAGACAATTACAAGTATAACCGCAGCCAATCCTGCGGTAGTTACATTAGCAGGGCATGGCTTAGCAAATGGTAATGAAGTTTTTATAAATGGTGTTATCGGAACAATGAAAAGCCTTAATGGAAAGTCTTTTGTGGTTAAGAACGTAACAAGCAATACTTTTGCTTTGTATAACGACGAGGAAAGCCCAATTGACACTACCGGGCTTGGATATTCTTCCGGCGGTACCGTTTCAAAGATCGTAGAAGTTGAAAACCCTTATACAGATATAGAGGGTAAGACTGATGAGGGGGTATTAGAGTACCTCAATGAAATACAATATACACAAAATACAGATACCATGATTATGGTACATCAAAAGTACCCACCAAGAAAGTTAACGCGAAGTTCGCACACGTCGTGGACTTTTAAAACGTATGAACGTACAAGCGATTACATGACTGGCCCTGGCAAGTATCCCGGCGCCGTTGCGTTTGATGGGAACGGTAGACTGATATTCGGCGGTTTTGAAGAAGAACCCGACCTGCTTTTAATGAGCCGTGGTCCGGACTCAAAAACCGGTAATACCCGATATGATGACTTTACGACAGGGACCTTAGCTAATGATGCGATAAAAATGTATCTCGCACCGGCTAACGGTAAGGTTATTGTTGTTAAGTGGCTTGCTGTAAATAATAGGTATTTTCTCGTTGGAACAGAAAGCGGACTAATCCGTATTACAAGTTCAGACGGATATGACAGCGCTTTTAGTGCTGAAACATTACCTATTGCCAGGCCTATCGATTCTTACGGCTGTGCAAAAGCAAAACCCATACCTAAAGGAAATTTACTATTCTATTTACAAAAAGGCTCTTTAATATTTAGATGTCTTGAGTATGATTTGGTATACGACTCTTATAAGTCGGTTGATAAAAATCTAATCGCGGATAGAATTACATCCGGCGGTTGCTTAGAGATGGCCTTTCAATCCGGTAGGCCCGATATTATTTGGATACCCAAGAAAAACGGTACACTTATTGGTTTGACGTATCATGAAACCGAAGATGTAGCAGCATGGCATAGAACAATTATAGGTGGGAAAAAAGTAAAAGTTTTAAGCGTTGGCATTATGCCCAGGGTGGATAAATCCGACCAAACGTGGTTAATTGTAGAGCGGTTAATAAACGGTAAGATAAAACGATATGTAGAATTTTCTGCGGATTTTGAAGAATTTTTATCGAAAGAGGATTTTTATACAGATTGCGAAAACGAAGCGAAAGACCTAGAGCACTATAATAATGATATGTTTGAACGTCAAAAATTAGAGTGCCATTTAGATTGTAGCATGATGTATGACGGTGCGGATATCGGGGCAAATGCTAATACTACATTAACTATAATCGAACACGAGGACGAAGAGCTTTTAACAGTAACATCCGATAAAGATATTTTTACATCAAATGACTTGAACAGACAAATTTGGCGTATTCACGAAAAAGGATACGGCAGCGGTAGAATGGCAATAGTTGAATTAATAGACTCAAAAAATGTCAAATGTAAATTATTTAAAGATTTTGATACGGATACACTCACACCTGGGCTTTGGGCTTTAACAACTGACCACATTAGTGGTCTTGAACACTTAGAGGGTGAAACAGTAAGCGTTGTAACAGACGGTGCGGTTCATACCGATTGCGTTGTTCATAATGGTGAAATATCTTTAACCGCCCAAGCGGATGTTATACATGTAGGTTATAAATATCGAGGGCTGATAAAAACTACAAATTTGAATATTGGCGGTACCTCCGGCAGTGCACAAAACAAAGCCCGTAACGTGTATAAAGTTATTTTTGAGTTTTTAAATTCATTAGGTGTTAAGTTTGGTACAAACTTGTATAGACTTACAAAATTGGACTTTAGGGATGTAAATAGTAGGCTCAATAGGCCAAGTCCGTTATTTAGTGGGCCAAAAGAAAAAGTTTTCGATGATAAAACGGCATGGAGAAAACACTGTTACATTGTTCAGGACTCACCTTTGCCGTGTACTATCCAAGCAATAGATGTATATATGGAGGTGGTTGATGATTAAGGTTATCCCCTTTAAAGCAGAACATGTAGAATGTATGGATGTAAGGGATTATGAGAATAAAACTGTTTGTTCTATGCCCCAGTTCTCAGCTGCTGTAAAGCAATGGGAAGATAGCAAAAATGCAGCTACAATAATAAATGATGGCAGAATACTTGCGGTTATGGGGTTTATGGTTTTGTGGCAAGGCGTTTGTGAGGTTTATATATTACCGTCTAAATATATTTCAAAATATCCGCACGCATTTGCCAGATGCTTAAAAAAAGTCCTTTCATCTGGTGCTTTTAATACCTTTCATAGAATACAACTTAGAGCATTAAAAGATGATTTACACAGTCGTTTTAATAAGTTTTTAGGTTTTGAAAAAGAAGGTACGTTCAAAAAATATGATTCCGAGGGTAATGATTTTGTGATGTGGGCTATAACTAAGGAGGGGGTATAAATGGCAACCGGTGCATTAGTAGCTTTTACAGCATTATCAGCGGGTATGTCTATATATCAAGGGGTACAACAAAATTCGGCTCATACCGAACAGGCTATAAACTTGATGAAACAAGCCCAAATCGCGCAACAAGAAAATGCATACGTGGTAAGACAAAAACAAAGAGAAATAGACAAAGCTGCGGCACGTCAAGTTATGGCTATGTCTAAAAACGGTTTAAATACAAATGCCGGGTCACCCCTTGAAGTTTTATACGAAACATACACACTTGGTCAACAAGAAGTTGATGCATTGAAAAGACAAGGACAAGCGCAAGTATGGAAATATACAACTGACGCCAATTCATCTTTTAATAGCGGGCGTTCTGCGTTATTAGGTGGTATGGCCGGCGCGATTTCTAAGATATCATCCACAGGTATGGCTACATATACAAAAAACAATAGTGGAAAAAATAGTGCAGAATTAGCAAACTCTGAATGGGTGATGACGGGATGGACCCCGAGTATTTCAGGTGGATACGCAGGTAATTTACCAAAATTATAAGGAAAATAAGATATGGCAAAAGTTAATCCGTATGTGCAAGATAAATTAGCAAGTTCTTTAGGAATTATGCCAAACATTGACACGTCAAATGTGGAGCTAGCACAAAGTTTGGGTAAAAATGTAGATCAATTACAAAGTCAAATGCTCAATATTTATGTTGCAAAGAAGCAAGAAGCCCAAAAAAATAAAGCCAAGTTGGAAGATATAAATCACACATTAAGTGCTTATGAGAAATCAATGGCTGTTGAGTCTGATTTATGGGGCATGATTGATAAGACAAAAGACGAGTATATCAATGATCCGGAAAGCGGAATGGAAGTTATAAGGCTATCCGGGCAGGCGACTATTAGACAAGCAATTGAAAGTGAAGATAATCTTGCTGTTAAAGAAAAAATGGTCGGTGTTCTTACAAATAGTTTTCGTGGAAAAATGAATGAGGTCAACTCGTGGAAACTTGCACAAGACACAGCCAATGCAAGCAATAAAATACAAAATATTTTTAACCAGATGTATACCGTTGCTTCAAGCTCCAGTGATTGGAATCGTGTACAAGAACTAATTGATGTTATGGACAGTACAGAAAAGAACTGGGATAGAAATGGTAAAGACGAAAATACAGAGGTGTTTAAAAATTATGTCAATTTTGTTTATGGTAAAAAAGGTCCCGAAGAATTAGATAAAGCTAAAAGAAGTATGGCTTCCGCTTATATTCTTGGAATGATAGATAGGGGTGAGTGTAACCAAGCTAAAGCGGTTCTTGATACAGGGGCTCTCGATATGTATATGGATCCGGAAACAAAACATAAATTCCACAATATGGCAAACGGCGTAATTAAGGCCAAAGAAAAACAAGAAAGAATGGATAATATGTTTCGAATTTTTGACATTAAACAAAATGCCGTAATTAAGGCTGCAAGTGGGGAGTACACAGTTACACAATCTATAGCGGATAATGAGAAAATAAAAGCCTTGGGTGGTACACCTACAACATCTATAACTAATGCAGGTGTTAAAAGTGAAAAAATCCGTACAAAACAAGAATATAGCCAAAAAAATAGACAAGCTTTAGAAACCTTAAATAAAGGCTTCGAAAGCCTTTTAAAAAAAGGTAAGGTAGACCCAGAAGCGGAATTAAAAGATATCCTTGCTTTTCAAAATAAAGTTGAGTCATGTAAACAGTATCTAACTCCACAACAGTATCAAGGCTATATGAGTAAATTATCGGAGCCCAGAATTAAAAAATTAAGAAAAATGGGCAAAAACATATTTGGCATGCCACAAGGTGAAATAGCAGGCAATGACCCTACACACCGGTCATATTTAGCTATATACAATTTTGCTCATAAAGCGTACGCCGGAAAAGAAAATCAACAAAACGCAATAACAAACATGCTATTGGATTTTTCAAAATATGCCCAACAATATGAAAATAAAACAGGTAAACAATTAACCCAACAACAAGCGGCTAACCTATGTAATAAAGTTATTGCAGACCAAAGGCGGAAAACTAACCCCCATCTTAATAACATCCCAAAAGAAGGTAGGGTAATGATGGATAAGTACGGGCATAAAGTAAGGGTTTATGCGGATGGAAGACACGAAATTATTAAGTAATTATAGGTGCTAAATGGAAAATAACGATATTAAATTAGAAGAGATAAACATGGCCGATTTAGTGGAGTCAAACGAGTCATTACCACCATTACCGGAAACGGCTCCGGAATACAACGATGATGTTATATATAACGCATCCTCTGAAAATAGAATACAAGAATACGGTGTGGATAATAACGGTGATGTGCAGAATTATGATGACACCATTGATTGGGGAAGCCTACAGCCTGTTGATGAAAGTGGTTTTTCAAATGCACAGACCCCAGATTTTGATAGTTTGCAACCGTATGATGTAGGTGTAAACCCCAACAGTATATGGGATGAACTGGGTGTAAAAAAAGATATGGGAACACTTACTGAATACCGCGGACAGTTAGCCCGTCAAGTAGCAAGTGGAAAATTATCTCTTGAAGAAGCACAAGTTATGGTACAAAGAAGACATGGCGATATTCTGAATAAATACGGAATGTCAGAAGTACCGGAATTTTCTTTTGCTAAATTTAAGCAAAACCCCTTAAGGACTTGTTTTGGTGAAGTCGCAGCAATGTTACCGTTTTATTGGGGTGGTACTAAAAAAGGTCTTGCGACATCCGTTGCGACCATACCAGGTACGATAGCGAAAAATGCGGCTGTGGGGGTTATGACCGGTACCGTTGAGCCGGGTATTGGAAATGCTATCGGGGGTACTGTCGGATTAATTAAAGGTGTAGTCGAGGGTGTATCTTCCGGTATGCTTGTTGGAACATTCTTAGAGTCAATGGAAACAGAGGGTGGAAACCTTTATATGGACTTACGCGAAAAAGGTATATCGCATGATGTTGCATATAGTATGGGCATTGCAGGGGGAATAACAAATGCGCTATTAGAAACTGCAAGTTTTGGCATTGTTACAGCACCTATAAAAGGAACGGCCAAAAAAGTTGCGGCAAAAATGTTATGGAACCAGATAGAACATAATCCTATTGCGAAAAAAGGTATTGAAGGGGTTATTAAAAAATGCGTTACTGAATATTGTAAACGTCTTGGAACAGAGGTTACAACTGAAATGCTACAAGATGTTACGGGAAATGTTATGACTCTTCTTGCTGCGCAAGCTGATAGTGTTGATGAGGCTAAGCCTACAATAGAAGATTGGGGGGATATTATAAAACAAACAGGGCCAAAAACAGCCGCTGCTATGCTCATTATGGGCGTTATTGGTACACCGTTTGATATTATGAACGCCAAAGTCGGTGGGGTTAAAAACAATGGTAACTTTGAAGCCGGAAGTAAAGCGGAAGTTGAAACAAATTTAAAAGACTCTTTTGAGGGTAAAGAGGTGATTACCGGAGAAAATTTTACACTCGAGGGGCATGTAGAATATAACGAAATTGAGATATCCGAGTTGGAAGCAGAATATAATGAAAGCCAAAATAAAATTGATGGGCTTTCAAAAGATGTTATACGTCTTGAAAAAAAGAAAAATAGAACCGCAGAGGAAAGTGAGCAACTTGCTAATACTAAGGCTGAATTGAAATATGAACAAGACTATCAAGGCCTAATATCAGAAGAAATGGAGCGTACTGTAAATAGGCAAACGCAACAAGAAACAACCAAAACTCGTAAGCAAGAACTAACTGAAAAAGGAAAAAAAGAAAAATTAACATCCGAAGAATTGCAAGAGCTTAACGATATTTGGATTGAGGAGGAAAAAGTAAAAGGCGAAAAAGAAATCAACGGAAACATGCAAAAAGCCCGTGAACGCGAGTTAAATAAAAACATTAGAGATTTGGATAGAAAGATAGAAAAAGTCCAAAAGAAAGAGGATAGCGCACGAGAAAATCGCAACGAGATAGAAACAAAACAAGACGAAAACAATAGAAAAATTTCCGAGCTTGAAAAAGAAAATGATGAAATTCAAAAGGCATTGAAGAAAACGGATATTGAGGAAGATGTTGCAGAAATGAAAACAACACTTTTAAAAAATCGTGAGCTTATTTCTGAACTAAAAAGAAATAATAAGGCTCTTGAAAAACAACGTCTGAAACTCAATGCCGAAATTGAAAACGTTATTGCAGAGGGTGAAAGGCTAGGAAATGAAAGAATGTCGTTAAATGAGGAACGTTCACAATTAAGCGAGGGCCTTATTAATGAAAACGGTAAAGTGGATATTACAGCCGGTGGATACAAAAACGCTCAATTAAGTGCACTAGCTAAAAGACTTAAAGCTATGCAGCAAGGTATTAAGAGGGGTGTAAGAATGGCACGCCGAGAAATTAGGGACGTGCAAAATTCCGCTATTCAAATGATAAAAAATTCTAATATGAGCGATAAAGATAAATCTAATTTTTTAACAACCATTAGAGATCTGAATAGTAATGAAAAATTTGCTAAAGCATTGCCTAAGCTTATAAATAAGATTTCTGAACTTGAAGAACGCCACAATAAAAAAGAACTGATAAATTACATAAATAAAATGCTCAAAAAAGCTAAACCTAAAAAGGGTGGTAAAACCCCACAAGGCAAGTTCAATGCAGACATACAAAAAATATTGGACGATATTAGCGCAGCTGCAAAACTAAGCGAAACAGAGGCATATAGCGAAATTGAAAAGATTTTTGATAGCGCCGGGGATAATCCGTTAACAGACGAACAAACGGCCAAGGTAAGAACTTTGTATGACTTTGGGGGTATGAACGGTAAAAAATCTAGCGAGCTTTTACGCAATGCTAGGGCTATTCGTATGCTTATTGAAGAGGGTAAAATCGCGGGGCAATTTAGAGAGCAAGCGAAAAAAGAGCATAAAAAGAAGATTTTGGCGGAGGCTAAGGAGTCAATTATTGGAACTGTTGAGCCTACTGGAAACAGAGAGAAAAATTTAGCAAATGAGATTAAACAAGTGTTCAGGCGTTTTAACGTTATTTCAGAGGGCTGGGACGGTTTAATGCAAATTGCAAGTTTACATGATAAGGAAAGAAAACTTGCAAAACTTTTAGATGTATTTCCGTCAAAAATGGCACGTATTAAAGGTGAAATGGAAAGTTTTAATAAATTCGCTAAAATGGCTATGGAAGCTCTTAATTGTAAGAATACTAAGCAATTTAATGCTAGAGTAAAAAAAGACTCTATAATTCATGATGTAGGGGCGTATACCGATGCTAACGGGAATAAAGTAACATTACAGGCTAGTAAGGCTGAAATGCGAAAACTTTATATGGAAATGCAAGATCCTAGACTAAGAGGTCAACTAAAAAATAATAACGGCTATACTTTCAGAGAAGATATGCAAACCACCTCGGATGTAAAAAGTGGTAACGAGTTGGATATCTTATTTAACAAAAACGATAAAAACCGTAATACGGACTTTGGTATTCTCGATAAATCGACGGAGGAATTGATTGAGGAAAATTTAGAGCCGGAAGACTTTGCACTTATAGATGCAGAGTTTAAATTCTACAAAGAATATCATGGTAGATTGAATCCTTTTTATAGAGAAAAATTCGGGATAGACATGCCATTTAATGAGTTTTATTCGCCTATTACAAGAGAACTTGACGGTAGTAGTAAAATGGAAGATTGGCTGAACAGAGAGTCATACCAAAAAAGTATTATACCGGGAAATTTTAAAAACCGTATTAATTCCGATAAAAAAATAATCCTTAAAAATGATATCGCGGTTATGCAAGAACATATCGCAAATAGCGAACATTTTATGGCTATGGATAGGTTTGTTATGGATGCTAACACTATTTTTGGTAACGCAGAAATTAGAGAAATTATTAGAGATAAATACGGCAAAAATTTCTTAGCCATTCTTGATAAGCATCTTAAAGATATAGTGAATGATGGCGTGCAATCCACCCACCCTGAAATGGGTATGATAGCTAAGTTTCGCAACATGTTTACAGGAGCTTCATTAGGGGGCCGTGCAAAAATTTTATTTACGCAACTTACGGCTATCGGGGTGTTTTCTGATGCTATCCCGGCTAAAGATTTTGCCGTTGGTGTAGCGGATTTTTTAAGACACCCGAAGGAATGCACAAAAATTTTAAGCGAGTCGTATTTGTTTAAAGATAGACAAAATTCTATCAATATGGAAATTAAGGACATTGTACGTTCGCAAGAATATCAATTGATTACAAGGTACAAGGATTTTAGAAACTCTTTGTATTTCTTTACTCAAATAGGTGACAAGTGGAGTATTGTGGCCGGTGGTTGGGCGGTTTATCGTGAGGCGTTAAACCGTACAGGCGATAAAGCAAAAGCCATGGAGGCCTTTGAGCGTGCCGTGGATACCTACCAACAATCGGGGCATATCGACCAGTTAAGTTCATGGCAACGTGGCGGGCCATTTCAAAAAGCTCTTACTATGTTTATGTCCGACCAGATGAAACAATTACGTATGGAAGTACATGCTGTAAGGGATGCGATACTTTTCAAAGACACGGAGCATATCGGCAAAGCGGCTAAGACTGTTGCTATTATGCACTTTATTTTACCTACGCTTGTACAATTTGTAGCCAACGGTTTTGCATGGGATGACGAAGATCAAATAAAAGCTGCTATTTTAGGACCGTTCACTTCTATTGCCGTTGTCGGTCAAATACTTTCTGCGGGTGTCGCCCTTGCCATGAAAGCGTATGGGGCGGTAACGGATAATGAGAACCTAAAAGACATAGATATTTTTGAAAGTTTGGATATAAACATCTTTGGCCCAGTAAACAAATTAAAGGATGCAATCAGTAAATTAATCGATAAACGATATAAGGATGATATAACAGATGAAGATCTAACGGAGTTTTGGGCTAAAGTCTTCAAAAATACTATTGGCCCATATAGTGGTTTGCCTCTAAAATTCGGTTTTGATGTTTGGGATAAAACGCCAGAATATTACGAGGATGGGCGTGTATTAGATTTGATTAAGTTATGGAGCGGTGTAAGTCCTTACACTATTGAAGAAAAAGGCAGAAAAGAAGAATAAGGAGGAGTGATGTCTGTATATAATAGTGAAAACAAAGTTATAAAATCTTGTGGTGAACTTACCCATTTTGAGTTTAGTTTTAAGATTTTTAAAGAGGAAGATTTAACCGTGTCATTAATCAATCCGACAACACAAGCACTTACAAATTTAAAACTAAACGAGGATTATACGGTATCTATAAGTCGTGTAAATGACGGGGGTTCCATTGAACTTATGGAAAAACACAATGGATATAATATATACATATATAGAGAAATCGAAATTATACAACCACATGAAATCCCTACCGAGGGGTATTTCCCAGAACTAACAATTGAAAATGCTTTAGATAGAAGTTGCATGATAGACCAGCAATTACATGAAGTTGTTAATAGATGCGTAAAATTGCCTGGATTTTCGGACATAACGGAAATAGAGATTGAACCACCTATAAACGGAAAAACGTTAGTATGGGGGGTTAATAATGGGAAAGCTACAATAAAAAATTCAAATTATAGCCCCGATAGTATAGCGGAAACTGTAGAAAACGCTGCCAAGCAAGCATTACAAAAAGCTAATGAAGCGCAAGAAGCCGCCACCACGGCTACAGAACAGGCAGCAATAGCTGTAGAAAGCGCACAATCTGCGGTAAATAGGGCCACCACATCACTAGACAACTTGACAGCTGACGGGGAAGCAAGATTTGACTGTAAAGTTAATACTGATGGTTCAAATTTAACGAATGTGAGTAATGCTTTTAAAGCCAAAATAGTCAATTGGGGTATCCCCGACTACGACTCCCGAATAAACACCGGAAAGCAAACACCATATACCGCGCCTTGTGATGGCTTGTTTGTCTATAGTAATGATTCCACCGATTCATATATGGGCTCTGCATGTGTGAATGGCTTCTTGGTTTCAACATTAAGGGCATACACAACCGACTGCTTTCCTGTTGCAAAAAATGATGTGATTACACTTACAAACACCCCACAAATAACCACAACGTATTTCGTACCAATGAAAGGAGAGATTAACACAAATGTTTAAATTCGCTAAAATTATAAACCCCGAAACAGGATTATGCCAAGTTGGGTTTGGGGATAACACAAAATTCTACCAATCAATCGGGATGAATAAGCAGGATGTAAAACAATCGAATATAGACGGATGTTGGTATTTGAGTGCAAAATGTCCTATGCAAACAGAAGCTCAACAGCTCATTCAAGCCAAACAAACCAAACAACAAGAAAATCTGAACAAAGCCAATGAAGCGGTTTTAAAAGGTTATGTGACATACAAAGGTTGCCAATTTGAAACAAACACGGACAACCAAAGCAACATGACCGCAACCGCCAATTTAATGCAGGCGCAAGGGATTGAAGCTACACAATGGCTAAGTAAGGACGATATCCTGATTGAGTTGACGTTAAGTGATTTTCTAAATATCGGCGGTTTAATTTTGAACTACAAAACAAATTTGTGGACAAACGTTTATGCAGGCTTTGAAGCTCAAATTGAAGCAGCGCAAACCATTGAGGATGTTGAAAATATTGTAATAACTTACGGAAATATGGAGGACTAAAAAATGCACATAGCAGAAGTAATAGCAACTAAGCAATGGAAAAAGTTGGAAGATTTAATTAAACAAAAGGTTTCAAGCTTTGCTTTTGAAAACGGTAAAGAGTATACAATACAAAACCAGTCAAGCATTATCAATTTAATAGAACTTGATGCGGCCCCAACAGAACAAAACGGTTTTTCTCCAGGTGCAAGCAAAGAACCAATTATTTACACAAAAACATCAGGTGATTTGTATGTTCGTGCTTTATCAAAAAGCTTGCTTGTTATAGCTGATAATTCATAAGGAGAATAAAAAATGACCTTAAAATTCACAAACAGTATAAAAATAGGCGGAGGAAGCGGAGGGAATTCGCAAACAGACAGCCAAACCCCGATTGTCGAAATGACATCAACCACCGCAACGCTTGAAACAGGCAAGTTTTACAAATGGGGCGAGGTTGCAAGCTTAAACATCTCGTTAGCAACACCACAAAGCGGGAAACTGCCCATTTATGCTTTTAAATTTACATCGGGGGAAACAGCCACAACGCTAACAATAAACGGCACCGTCACTTGGATTACAGGCGGAACAACGCTTGAAGCCAACAAAACATACGAGATAAACATTTGCGACGGTTTGGGGGTGATGGCTTGTGTCTAATTCGTTACTTTTAAGACGGCGATTGTTGCTTGATAACAACAAAATTGACCTTGGCTATGTGTCAAACGGCCTTGTTTTTCAGATTGATGGTATTTTTAACACTAAAAACGGAAACGACAAAACTTCAAATGTTTGGGAAGATTTAGTCGGGGATAATTTTGTGCCAATCGGCTCAAACACTTGGGGCTTAAACTGTTTAAATTGTTCGTCAAATATGACTTCAAACAAGGTTATCCCATCTTTGGGCGAAAATTGCACAATGGAGATAGTTTACAAGTATGAAGGTGAAACTTATCATCAATGCGGCTTAAAAAATGGTGCACCAAGGTTTAAAGGTAGACCTAATACTCAAAGTCCTTGGTGGCAACACAACGGCTCACTAAGAGTCAATTATACATCACCATTAGCTTACAACACCTTTTATTCAGTTGCGACAACGCGTTCGACCAATGTTTGCAAGGCTTTTTTAAATGGTATCCTGAAAGCTACATCAACATTGAATTTAACAGAAAATAGCGGTAATTCTTTACTTGACATAGGCTCAGGTGCTGAAACAATGAAGGGGAAAGTTTACGCAATACGCTTGTACAACAGGGCTTTGACGGATGAAGAATTGCTTAAAAATTATAACTTGGATGTTAAAAGGTTTGTCAAATTTGGGTATAACACCGACAGCAACACAAAACTATGGCTTGACGGGATTAATAACAGTGGGCTTGATGTTGAGCATTCAAGCACTCTTGAAAACGGTTGGTTTGATTTGTCGGGAAATTGCGACCCGACACCACTTGGCACCGGCAACACTGTTTTGGACAATTGTGTCCAATCAAATGGCACAACAAATGGGATTATGACCGTACCTACACTTGACCCGATTAATTTTACTGGTGATTTGACTTTAGAACTTGTGTTTAAAAGATCTTCTGGAAAAGTGAATGCCGTAGTTTTTGGTCGTAATTACAAAAATTCTTACTATTTAAACACCGCAAATACAAATTTGACCTCTTGGTTATCAAATGTAAGTATTACAGTTGCAAATACTATACCTAACGGTCAAAAACGCAGTGTACAAGTTGTTTTTGAAAATTCGACAGGATTAAGAAAAACATATATAAACGGGCAATTGCTTTCATCTAACGTACAAACAGCAAAACTGAAAAAAGTAGAAGGCTTAATTACCATATTTGGTTATGATAATAATGTTCCTTTGCAAGGTAGTTTGTATGCTGCGAGGTTACATAACAAAGCTTTGACAGAAAATGAACTTTTGCAAAATTACAACATAGATAATGAAAGATTTGGAGAATAAAAAAATGAACTATGTAAAAATAATTGATGAAAACAAAATAGAATATGCAAACCCAAAACGCTTGGTGTTGGCGGACAAGCAGATATTCAATCCAAAAGAAGCTGATTTTATTTCAAATGGATTTTATCCCTTGATTGAGGTTTCACCACCAAAAGATGAGTTAGCAGAAAATCAATACTGGTGTGCAAAATACACTTTTAAAAACAACAAAATTATTCAAAATTGGGAGGTAAAAGAAGATGTTTAAATTTTTACTTAAAAAATACGAAAAGCAAATCTACGAGCTTGCTGACCGTGCGGTCAAGGAAGCTGAAATATTTTTGGGAAGTGGCAAAGGTAAAGAAAAAAAGCAAATGGCGGTTAATTTTGTCTTGAAATTTTTACCACTTCCGCCGTATTTAGTCTTTTTAAGACCATTAATCGACAAAGCGTTGAATGGCTTGATTGACAAGGCTATTGAACATTGTGTCGACAAGATGAATAAAACAATTGACAGATTAAAAGAGGTGTGAAAATGGAAGAACATTACGCGAAATTTGTTGAATTTGCCCCGATTTTGATTGTTGTTTTGATGTTTATTTGGCAACACAAAATCTTTGTGACACCTGACGAGTTGGAGAAAAAGCACCGTGAGATCCTTGACGATATTGAGGAAAAATACAGAAATAAATATGTTGAAATCAACGCATACAAAGAGTTTCAAAACCGTGTTTACTCGGAGCTTGAGAAGGTGAATTGCGGCATTGAGGAGTTAAAAGAGTTTATAATGAAAGGTTAATAAATGAACAAAATAATAATTCACTGGACAGGTGGCACTTGGTTCCCAAACGCAACGGACAAGGAGCATTACCACTTTTTGATAGATAAAAACGGCAAGGTGATAAACGGCAAATTCAAAGTCGAGGACAACGAAAATTGCAACGATGGCAAATATGCGGTTCATTGTGGCGGTGGAAACACAGGTGCAATTGGTGTTTCAATGTGTGGGATGTATGTGCCTAAAGGTGTAAATATTAAAGATACAAAATTTCCACTAACAAAAAAACAATGTGAAGCGTGTTTCAAGCTTGTCGCACAATTGTGCAAAAAACACTTAATAAATTTGAACAACGTTTTAACGCATTATGAATTTGGACAAGCTCACCCAAAAACATCATCAAACGGCAAAATCGACATCATTTTTCTTCCGCCTTATCCTGAGATTGATAAAAACAAGATAGGCGATTTTATTCGTAATAAAGTTAAGTGGTATATTGAAAAAATTTAGTTTTTCCTCTTCCTTTTTCTTACACTCGCATATACTTAGCCCCCTTTTTTTTAAGTTAAAAAAGGGGAATTTTTTGTATTATGCAACTGTTTTATACGGTTTTGAAAAATCAGTTTTAATTAAAAAAGTTCTAAGATTGTCCATTAAACTCCACCATTTATTAAAGAGACCGTTAAGGTCTCTTTTTTTGTTTTGTTTAACTTCAAAAATTCGATTATTTTTAAGAGAAGACAATAATGTGAGTTTTGTTGCGAATATGTTATTTAACTTGTACACTGATTTTATACGAATTAGACTATTAATTTAAAAAAGTTGGCTTTATAAGTGAGTTTTAGAGGTCGAAAAATCATTTAATCCTTCAACATAGTACGTTAAATGTCCCATTTTATATTTAGGCTTCAGCAATATTTTTAATGGTTTTAATAATAGATTATGCCTGTGTTTTAGTGTTTATTTATCTTTGTACGATTGGTTTGATATTTGTATATTAAAGAACAATTTAGACATTTACTGATAAAATGTGAATTATGTTATTCAAAATACATTCCGGATAATTTACAACTTTTTAATTCATTAATTTACCCTGAAAGCGCCAGTAACCATATATAGGAACGTGGTTTTCATCACGCATAGGTTTAATATATTCTACAAAATGCATATCCTCAATTAAAATAGTAGAATTACGTTGTACTAATAATTCATTTTCATGGTGATAATTTTTATATTCATTTGAACGCAAAGGGTTATAATTCCTATCTTGAGGTATATTAACTGATTCAAGATAAGCAGCTTGTGTTCCGGCAGGTACTTCTATTTCCCATTGTATTGCTCCTTCAAAACCACTATTAAGAGAGGTCGAAAGAAACCTTTCTTGTACAGCTTCTAAAACATAATACGATAATACATCATTAATATCATAATTAAAATCATATGGATTTGTTAAAGTAAATTTTTCTAATAATTCTCCTAAACTTTTATTTTTTTCATTATTATCAATAAAATTATATTTTAGTAACTCTTCAACTAAACCATTAATAGAACTAAGTTTTATAGATTCTAAAAACCCAAAATCTTCACCACGATAAACGGTCATATCTTCCGGAATAATTTGTTTACTTATGAATTGCGTTAAATTATTAATATGTTCTTCTTCTATTGTGCTATCTTCTTTTTTATAAGAAAAATCTTTTTTGCTTGTAAGTATATCATTAATGTCTCTACTACTTAGCTTATATTCACAAATACTTTTCATTTCTTGAAGATTAGCTCTATTTACAAATGTGTTAACAATAGCTCCCCATTGTGAATCATTAATTTTATCAAAGTTGTCTTGTAAATCATTAAATAAATTTAACGCCTTAAAAAACATAATAAAATCTTGAAAAGTTTTATCATCTGTTATAAAAATACCAATATATTTTCCATTACATATATTTAAAACTTTTGTCATAAGTTTAATATCATCATCTGTTAACTTTTGCTTTAGCAATGCAATTAATTCAGGTGCTTTTTCTTCATAATTATTAATAATTAATTGTACTGTTTCATTAATATATTCAAGACTATTTCCATGATTATTATTTACAACAATTGCACGAACTTCTTCTTCTGAAACAGATTGTGATTGAAACAACAAGTTTTGTGTTTTTAGACTTTCAAATTTTTCCGCCAAAAAATCAAGTAAATTTTCTTTATCAGTTTTATCATCAATATTATATAAGGCATTATCTATATCGTTTAATTCTTCAGTAGTTTCTGCATGTTCAATACTTGAATATAAAACATTTCTTATAACCATATTTATACTATTAACATCTACAAGTTTATTATTATATTGCTTGTCCTTAATTTCATTTAATATAAGATTTAAAAATTTCTTACGTTTTAAAATAATTGGTTTTAAATAACACATATTTTCACTATCTAGTAAGTTACATATTGTGCTATCATTAATATTAACGACTCTTTGAAGTGAATCAGCTAAATCATTATAAGTCATACCTGAGTAGGCTTCGCTTGATTCTTCGTTATATTCTGGATTGATTAAGGTTTGTATTGCATGTGGAAAACAAGTAAACTTTAAAGGACTTAATCCGTTAATTGCTTGAGCGTGAAAATTAAAACATCCACCAAAATCAATTCGATAAGTACAATTTGAAGATACTTGAGCATTATTTGATATTACCGCATCCCAATTTGCAAGCAAAACATCCATTCCAAAACCACCATATAATTCTTTTTTTTGCTCAATATTTTGCATATCTATGTGTTCTAAATTAGGAATGAATTGACTTAAAACACTTTCTTTACCATCAAGATATGCAAGCTCCATAACTGCTGAGGGTATTTTTGCTTCTGCATATAATTTTGAAGCAACAACCTCAGCTTTCGATTGTTCACCACATTGTTTTACCCATAATAATTTATGTTTTTGGTCATTATAAAGCCAAAAACCACCATTTGAACCTATGGATTCTTCTTCTGGAGAATTTTCTAACCTACAATAAGCGACTTTTTCACCATATTCGTCAAAAGTATATGTGTTGTCTGTTTTTATTAATTTTGATACTTTATTTTTAATAGCATTTATATCATATTGACTAAGATTAGGTTGTATTAAATTTGGAATGTAACATAATTGTGCTAATTTATTAAAATTTTGAATAGGATCATCACTAAAATCAATATTTGCTAGCGCAGTGTAAGATTCATACATAATTTGTGGATAAAACTCATCTATAGTGTTTAATCTATTATAATTTTTAAATTCTTCATTTTTCATATCTACATCCATAACGGGTGGTAACTCAATAGACTTTGTTTTTTCTATTTGACCGTCATTTTGAAATTCTTCATTTTCTATATCTACATTAATATCAAAAGGTAATTCAATAGACTTTGTTTTTTCTATTTGACCGTCATTTTCAATTTCTTCATTGCCCTCAAATAGAATTTCCTGAGAGTTATATTCTAACGTTACATTTTCCGTAAGATCTTTTTGAACAGGCTTTGTTCCATATTTTGATAACTTTAAATCAGTCTTATTTTTTATAGAACTTTTTTCTTTCTTTTCCTTTGCTTCTTTTTGAAATACATCTTTTTTTAATTGAGATTTTATTTTTAAACCACTATTTACTAAAACTTTTTTAGCTACATTTTTAGTTGATGTTGCTATTCGATTAGCAATATTG